AAAATTAAAACGGTCGTTAAATTTTTACTAAACGCTGAATCAATTGTAATTGTGTTTCCATTAACATTTGTAACACTTCTTTGTTCATATGTTGGCTCATCGCCTTCGCTATCAACTAATATACACCCCGTTGTTACTCCATGTCCATCAATCAATGTTAGTGTAGTACCAGACATGTTTGAAATTGATACTTTTTTTTCAAACTCAACTGCATCGCCGCCATCAACACGAGCAAACATTCCCGCATATTTATGCGATACGTCTTCCCATGTTCCATACAACTTCATGTCTACTGGAGATGGACACAATGGATATTGGGTATAAACAAACCCAACCGGATATAAAACATCGGCTAGAAATTTCATATTAGGGATTTCGTCTGATGGACTTGAAGGTTTATTCACAGGCTTCGCACCTAAAATTACACCATCACTATTTCTTAATGCAACAGTATTAGGATTAGGATAACTAGAATAAATAGCTTCTAGCCAAATTATATCAGTTTCATTGATTATAATATTATCAGTTAAAGTATAAAAAGATTTTCCTTTGTTTGTTTTTCCATCAGAAATAATAAAAAGTTGTTTTGTTATTTCTTGATTAAACCTTACCCATGAACTACTTGTAACTTGGTATAATCCATTTTCTTTTTGATTTGTTTGATCTTTAACAAGAACAAACTCACCACTTGTTACTTGTACACTATCTATAATTTGTTCATTTGACAATTCAATATTTGAAGTTGTTGCAGATTTAACAACTACAGGACTTACAGTAAACTTAGATAAAACTCTATTAGTCGCAGCTGTTGGATCAAGGTTTTCCTCTAAATATTTTACTCTGGTTGTCAACAAATTTAATGAATTAGAAAGGGCATCTGTAACAGATTTCACAACTACATCATTGTTTGCTTTTGCAATATAACCCGTTGACAATGAAACTGTGCCATCTTGAGATATTTTTAATACATCTACCCCAAAGAAATTTAAATAAGCAACACTTACATCATCAGTTGTTTTTACTCCAATTCTTAAAGCATGACTAAGAGCACTTCCTTCTGAATTTAATATATCCGACAGAGAAAGCTCGCCTTTAAAATTAAACTTTCCGTATTTTAAATATTCATTAAATAGTTCTGTTATTTTTTCTGCACAAATTCGCAAGCTTGCAGAAATACTAGTTGTTCCTAAAATTTTATCATTATTAATAGGAATCTCACTTGCAGTAAGAATTTCATTTCCTGTAAGTTGATTGCCATTTTGTTCAGTTAAGTTTATTTCTCTTTTACCAATTATATTAGTTTTATGTGTACCATCTTCATTATGATCTGTTCTAAATCGTTCATTAACGTCAGATATATATTTAATGTTATATACAGAATCTTTATCATTTGTCCATTCTGTATTTTCCATATCTTTAACATCGGCAGTAATATTATAAATATCTTCATCATATAACTCTTCTGAATTTGCCATATAATGAACTTCGCACAATTTTACATATCCATCATCTACTGTTGGGGCTTGCCCCGCAGTTCCTTTTTTTACAACAATATCTAACGTTAATCCTGTTTTTGTGTTTACTTTTTGATATGTAATCGTGTCATTATCTAAATCATTAAAAGCTCTTTGTTGTAATTCATATTCTTCCATTACACCTTTTACTTCGATAATGTCGATTCTATCATTTTCTCCCGCAGAAATAGGAATTGAGATATTTGTTAATTCATCAGCGATTCCGAATGGCATACCTGTCGCATGACAAACTCCAAAAAGGGGAGCAATTTTTAGATTAAGGCCATTGTAAACAGAAACAGCACCACCGATAACAAAGTTTTTATCGGCCTCAAAAATCATTTTAGAAAATTTAGATAAATTATTTATTATTGAGGAAAAAGAAAAATTAAAATCATCAGCTTTGACAATTTCATTTCCTTGCACAATTCCAGTTGTGAAAAAAGAATTTTCGTTTTGTTCAATACTAACAGTTGACATAATACCCTCCGATGTCGGCTCGAACAAAACAAAAAAAAGACAGTAGGCTGTTAGAGCCGACTGTCTTTTATATACACATCGTTTTTTATACTTTATATGTTATATTTAATTATATATTACTTTTATTTCTTTTTCAACTATCTTGATCTCGATTTACGATTTCTAAATAAGCTTTTACTCCTACAGCTTTCACATATTCTAATAAATCTGCATACAAATCTATTGCAAAACCACTGTTAGCACCTGTTAAATATGTATCATCGTAATATCCAGCAAGGTCGTAATTTTTAATTTCTTCATTTGGATCTTCACCCCCAGGAGATAAGGCTAAGGCGTTTTTTGCTGTTGCTCCCGTAAACTGAACAAACAATGTAAAAGATTTTTTTCTCTTTTTTTCAAAAAACATTGGATAATCAAAATAAGTGTTTTCAGTACCAGAAAATTTAACATTTACAGAATCACTTTTTGCCTTAAAATAAAAACTCGCACCACTCCATTTATCAGAAGTAAAATCTTTTCTTGCATCACTTTCTCTATAGATTTCTGCTTTGTGATCCCACTTATAAATTTTCCCATTTTCAACTTCTATCGACACTTGCCCTTTGTAAAAAAAATGAATGTAATAACCTTTATCTACATTTGTATTTACAGTTTGGGAAATTGTTCCATCATGAAATAAAATCCCATTTGTTTTTGAAAATCTAGCTTCTTTTGATAATTCGGCGTTTTCAGAAACCCATCCTTCTAAATCATCAAAAACATAATTTTGAAATTTATTTTCACTTTTATCGTTAGTTTTTTCTAATAAATAAATCGTATCTACGTTAAAATAGTTTTTAAATGTATGCAAAATGTTAGGAGCAGTTCCCCATGTTACATCACCACCGCGAACAAAAATTGCCTTAATTCTATCCAGGTAACTTTTTTCTTTTTCATCTGTAAATCGTTCCAAATAAGTAAAAAAACTAGAGATATATTCAAGAGCAGTTCCTTTTGAATCATACACATTGTTTATATTTTTCCATTCTTTCATATAATTAACAATATTGTATAATTCTTTTTCTATTGCTCCTGTTTTTTGATCATTTGCGATAAACGCTGAAAAAAACTTTCCACTTTTACTTAAAGTTGAAGGAAAGTTGTTTTTTAACTTTTCTGAAATTGTCATTTTTTACTCCCAATAATCATATGTAAAATTCACGTTTCCTAATCTTGCAATTTGATGCTCGTTAATTGTAACATCTGTATTTGTGATTGAGTTCAACGTTAAATTTTTGATGTTTTTTACATAACTTCCTGTATTTTTAAGTGCTGTAATTATATCTGCATATATAACATCTTCGTTAATTAAAAGACTATTGATAGTTTTTTCTACAGTTTCTTTCAATGCGGCATCTGCAAAGTTTTCTTCTGCTCTATAAAGAGTTATTTTTGCTTCTACATCAATTGCAACTTGAGTACAAGGTTCTAAGTCGATTAAAACGCCGCCAGCTCTTAAACCTGGATTAGTACTATCTTCTGTACCATTAACAATGTCTAATAATTCTGATTTCAAATCTTCGGATAAATTTCCAGTACCATCGTCAATATAAATAATTGCATCTGCCCCTGTTTCCTCTACTGCATCTTCTACAACGCTAATAGATCTAACTTTAGGATTTGCTAATAGTCCTGCCATAATTCCATATTTATTTGTTCCCTGTAACCCATTGATATAATTCTTAAATCTTGCCTGCATTTCTGTATCGCTTTCTTCATCTGCCCCACCTATTGCTTTTTTTGAATTTGTTACTGCAACTACAGATGAAGGAATAGAAGATTCAATAGTATTAATTGTTCCAGAAGAAACATTGTACTCTGTTCCTATATCTTCTGCTTGAGCAAAAACAGTATTTGAATTAATTTCATTAGGTTGTATTCTTGCTACTTCCGAAGTAAAAAATCTAAATGTTCCATCAGAAATAATTGTATTAGATGGAATTATTACTTCATCACTAGAAGGCGTTGCTCGTGAAAAATATACTTCAACATTTGCAGCTTTTCCGTTTTTTTTCTTGAAATTAAAAATACTCGTTGCAATTTGTGTTAAATTCTGTTGAAATCCAAGTCGAGTATCTATATAAGCTTCTTCTAAAACATTTGCAACAGATTCAAAAGTTGTTTTTACCATTGAACCTTCGTTCAAGTCTGACACTTTAGAATTTACAATAAAATTGTTTTTCATATTTTCTACAAGTGTATTATAATCGTTTGTTTCCATGTATTCTCCTTAAATTAATGCAGATAAGTTTTTTACACCACCTACAACTGTATTGTACACTACATTGACTTGTAGTTGTTCTCCGTTTTTACTTTCCCATGTTAAACTTTCAATGCTATCTACACGAGGATCTGCCAATATTGTTTGTTCTATCGAACTTGTAATATACGAACTAATAGCAGATGCACTAATCGAGGGAACACCAACTTCATTTCTAATTCCATATACAACATTGCGAACACGAGAATTTATAGTTGTCGTTAATCTATTTAAAATTGCTTGATTTAGATTATTTACACCACTGATTTTTTCTAAATCGCCATTTTTAAAATTAAAATCTCCATTAACGATTTTAAAATCTTGCCCATAAATATCTTTTATTCCTGGCTCGTGATAAACTTCATTAGCTTCTAACATATAATTTGAAGATGAGTTTATGTTGGGAATATAAACAACAGCTCCTACCTCTAAATTTTCTAAACTAATATGATCATTGTATAACTGAATTATTGATGCATAATCTGGCGTTCCATAATATTTTTGTGAAATTGATGCCCACGTATCACTACTTTTAAAAGAATATTCTTTATACCCATTTATAATAATTAAACTATCATCCTCATTTTCTGTTCCAGGTTTTACAATTCCATCAACTGAATTACCATTAATATTAATATTAACAGCCTTTGCAAGGGCATTACTATGTTTATTTATTCCGTTAAAAAGTTTTTTACCTTTATCGTATAAATCTTGTTGTGCAATCTTGAAATTGCTACATATTTTTTCATATTCTACATTGTTATGAACAAAATTATCCCACCAATCTCGCATATCTATGCACGACTGAACCAATTTACTTGTTGAATTAAATAATTGTGTGCATAAATTTGTAGGCCATAATTTTAATGTACTTTCTAACACTGTATCATGTAATGCAACTACTTCTGAAACAACATTACTAATAGATTCAATACTGCCAGTTAATAAATTCATATAATTAGATAAATTTGTAGAAACATCTTCGACATTTGTAGATACAATACTTACCAATTCAGAAAACTCTTCAATATACCCCAAGTAACTTTGTAAAATGGAAAGTTTTTCTTTTAAAAACTCGTTAAATGAATTAAACTTTTCTACTAAATTATTTAATTTTTTATTCTTTTTAAGTAATTCCAATATTTTATTTTTACTACTTATTTCCATTGGGCAGCCGATTGCGTTTAAGGTATAAAAATAAGTAAATGGCATATCTTTACTTCTGCGCACAGTAAAATCTGTTACGAATATTTGCCATGCTTTAGGGTTTTTTGCTCCACTTCCTTTTTTTCCATTGTCTAAAGAGTATAAGAAAACTTCCTTCCCTTGCAAGTTTGAAAAATCCCCATGTTTTTTTAATAAATCTCGCAAATAGAAAATTTCATCTTGACCAGATAAAAATTTCTGACCTTTGTTTCCTTGGTAGATTATTTTCAAACTTTGATTAATTGTAGTTCCGGCTAACGAAATTTTAACTGTATCATTTCCATAATCGTCAATTACAGAGCCACCAAATGTTTTAGTTTCGTTGATTCGTTGAGAAAATACAAATTCTTCACTTTGAGGAGGAACTGAAAACGCAAAAGCATCTTGCAAATTCCCGTTTTTGTGAAATTCTATTAAATATGCCGATTTCCATAATTTTTCATTTAAATATTGCATTATTCTACCTCTACTTTATCTTGCCCAGCATCACTTACCCAAATTGTCAATGTATCTGTTGCAGGATTTGAACCACTTGTACCCGATATTGCAACTTCACACATAGACACGTTACTTGTCCTTATATTTGTTAAGCCCATCACATTTTTATCAGCTAAACATATTTTTTTATTCTGATTATTTACCCTTTTACTTGTTCCTACTAATGTAGAAACAGTTTGTGATGTGCCATTTTTATCTGTAATTAAAGATGTTTGAGCACCTGTAATTTGAATGGATAAACTCAATAAAACAGGGTTTGAATCAACCTTTATATTAGAAGATAATTCAGGAGTAATTATTGCACAATTTTCTATATCAACAGGTACATTAAGAGAATCTACACATTTAAGTTTATATTTAGATGTTGCGCAAAATAACATAAACTACTCCTTTGCACTTATTGACAGATAATTATTAATATTCACGCCTTTTGAATTAACTTGAATTAAATTATCTTTATTTTCTATTTCAAACTCGTTTTCCTTTATGGAAAAATGATTTTCTAAGATATTTAATTTTATTTCTTTATCATCAGGAATGATTTTAATTTCATTATCCCAAACTTTTACCAAAATCTCTTTTTCTTTTGAATTTTCATCATCCTTATTTATATTTATTTCTAATAGAATCGTTTTATCATTACTTTCAAAAAGCAAATTTCCTGTTTCATAATTTTCTGAAATATACCATCCACTCTGTGTTATTTTTTCTCTGATTATATTTTTTTTCTCGATTTCTTTTTGATTTTCCTCATCTGTTTTATTTTCATCAACTTTAGTAAATAAAACTTGTGTGTCGTTTTCATTTATTGGATAACCAGAGCACAATACGAATGCTGATGTGATATTATTATTAGGAACTAAAACAAAAACACGCGATCCAATTGTAGGTAAATTTTTCTCACAACAGACATAATCTTTATTTTTATCAGCATTTATCCATTCACGAGTAGCAATTTGAATTCCTTGAAATTCTAATCCCTGGTCGCTAATAACTGTACATGTATTAGTGCTAGAATTAACTTCACTAACATCTCCCCAAAAGCCAATCCTATTGTTATATCGTTGGTGAGATTGTAGTTGAGTTGGCATTGCATGTTCGTAATGATAATTTATTTCCATTTATTCTTTCTCCAATAATTCCGCCCAAGTTTTTGATAAATTTTGTTTTTCATTTTTGCAAAATTCTCCATCTTTATATTTTCCACCACGTTCAAGTTTTAAATTAATTTTACATGGTCCGTTATAACTCCAAGAATGTTGTTCTTCCGTAACATAAAATTCGTTATTACAAAGTTCAACTTTTTCCCCAATAGTTGGCTTTTTAGTTCCATCATTTAAATTAATAAATGTTACATCACCTGAATACATATCACGTAAATTTTCGTATGCTTCTTTTAATTTAGTTGAGTACTCTTTAGAAATATCAACTGTTTTAACACTTTTATTTTTTGATGGGATATACCCTGTTATCGAACAATCAAATGGGATGAATCCATATAACTCAACTAATTCCTCTACAACTTGTACAACACTATTACCGTTCTTTCCTGTCGAGTTGATAACTTTAAATGTTGAGCTATCTAAAGTTGAACCTTGCGGATAAGAAAAAAATGCAGTATAAATATTTGTATCTGTTTTTGTCAACGTATAATCTGTAATCAACGCAGGATTAATAATAGTTTTTGTGAGGCCCTCCCATTTATCCTTTGCATATGGCTTTTCCCGGATGTAAAATGTGTTCGTTTTTAAATCACAATAAAATTCATATAACTCTCTAGGAAACATTTCATCAAAATAAGAATAAACACTACATTCAGTTTCGTTATATAAGTTTCTTGCAATTTGATATTTCATTTTTAAATCACAGTTTAAAAACTCTACAGGCTTTTTATGGCCTAATTTCGCTCCTTTCATTAAGTTGTAGCTTTCTCCATCATTATCATCATGAACAACACCAAAAATAAAATTAAACAAACGCTGAATTTTTGTACTTGCAACTACTTTTCTATTGTTGTTTTTCTTCCATTTTTTATTTTTATAAACAAACCCATTTGATACATAATAGAAATTAAGATAAACTAATCTAAAAATTTCCATCACATCAACACCATCAGTGTTTTTTTTATTTAAAAATAGATTTGTTATTCTTCTTGTTAATTCAGAATTTGAAGTATCGGAAACAAAAGACTGTATGATTGATAAATCTGTGTGAATTTTAAACATTTTGAGAAGTGAACTTGCCGAAACACCTGAAATTGTTATAACTTTGTTAAAAGCTCCTGCAGTTGCTCCAAAAGAAATTGTTCTGATAACTCCCCAAAAAACACTTTCCCCATTTTCAGTAATTTGAACCACATCAAGTTCTTTTACTTTATCTAAAAAATATTCACCACTGTTTGTTTTTGTATCTTCTTTTATTGTTATTGAAAATTGAGATTCAATATCTGAAACTGTGTTAGAAAAAGAATAAGATAAAACATTTGTTCCACTAAAATATGTGGATATTGGAGAAAATTCATAATAAGGCTTTAATCCTAGAGCAGTAGGATCTCTATCGCCTGTTGTTTGTTCGTATGATTCTTTATTTGTATCGTCAAAATTAGCAAGGTAATCACCAATACTAATTTTAAAATTTGGTGTGTTTATCTTAACTTGCATACTATCACTGAACATCAATACCCTCTTTGTGATAGCTGTTTTTTCAAAACACACTACTTAGTAGAATTTTATATTAGTTTAAAATCTTTGTCAATTATCTATCTTTTAGGCATTGTAATAACAGCAGGTTTTTTCCCTTCGTTTTCAACAAGTATTTTAAGTTGTTCTACTAACATTGCTAAAATTTCATGGTTTCTTTCGTTTTCTTCAATTGCCTTTGGACGCAAACGCCCTTTATCCTTTTCGCTAGCAGTTGAATATTCATTGTAAGCCTTTGATGATCCTAAATTATTTGCTTCTGCGAGTAAATTGCCAAAATTAGTATTAAAATCTTCTCTTGAATTTAAATATTTCCGCTGTTCTTCACTATAAGATGCATTAAAATAAGCAGAAAGAAATTCATCCATATCACCACGAGAAATTACATCTTTACCATTTAGTGTTCCTTTTAGTTTTTTGTTATTAGCTAATTTTAAATCTTTCCCATCGTAATTAACAACAGGCTTTTCTCCACCTGTATTTTCTACTATTTGACCAAGCAATGAAATATATTCAGGGAAATATTTTGAACCCCATTCTGAAACTTGAACTGCTATATTATTTAAAGAATCTTTTACAGCAGTTTGTTCTGTTTTAATATTTTGATTAGCGGTAAGTTGTTTAAATTCTTGAGCTGTATAATCTTTCCCACTAATACTCATTTTATAAAGTTGTTCTGCACTTGTATAGTTTAATCCTGAAATTTGTTTCCAAGCGGCTATTTGTTCTTCTCTGCTATAGCCATACATGTTTTGCATCGTGTTAGACAGAGCCTTAAATGTTTCTGGAGTTAAACCTTCTTCCATTAGTTTGAAAGTGTTTATTGCATCCCCACCACTTAATCCCTGTAAAGCTCTAAAAACTAAAACTTGTGAATTACTTGATAAATTAGTAGCATTTGCTAATCCATTATTAATAGAATTTAACCGTTGAAAACCTTGTTGTCCTTGCCAAAATGGGCTATTATCAGAAAGTTTATTAAACATAACCATTGTATCAGAAACTTCTTTAGTTGATTTTATGTAACCCTTTGAGATGCCATTTTCGATTACAGATTGTAAACCATCTAAAAATTCTCCGTATTGATTTCGTTGTAATCCACTTGCTACAGCCGCACTATAGGCGTAATTCATATTACTAATAGCATTTCCCTGCCCATATCGGCTTTGAGTACCTAAATAATTAATTAATGACGTTCTATCTGCACCTGTATATCTACTTGCAAGTATGGCGGCATTTGTTAATTTTCCAGCTTCCCCAACAGATGAAATTCCATATTGACCAAACATATTAGCATAGTTCATAAATTCATCAATATCTAGTCCTGTGCCTTTTGAACTTTTAAGTAATGATTTTTGCACATCCCACATATTAGACGTTAAACCGTATCTCATGTAAGATTCATCCATTACTCCTAATCTACTAACATATTTATCTACTTTTGTTTGTCGTTCTTGAATTGCAGCAATCTCTTTTTGAGTATTGGCATTGATTATTGAACCGGAAATATTATTGATTATTTGTGAAATTAACATTCCACCCAATGGTCCTAATGGCGAAAAACTTGCTCCAATTCCAATCACATTTCCAATAGTTTGAGCTATAGTATTCCCACGTTGCCCTCTTCCACTAACATCTTCAATCATTGCACCATAAGGATCTGCATTCATTTGTCTTATCCTTTTTCGTGTTTGAGATGTTTCGTATTGAGCCATCGCAGTATAAATTCCTGTGCCTATATTCACAAGTTGTGCAATATTTTTTAAATTTTCACCGGAAAACAATTTCCTGTCTTGTTCTTTTTTTTCAGGTCTATTATTGTTAAGTCCTGCTGTATTATCTTCTATTGCTTTGGTTAAAGATGTAATCCCATCAATAAGATATTTACTTTGTTCTCTTTTGCCTAAATATGTCATAGGTCTGTCGACAGGTCCAAATTCTGGTTCGAGTAAAGGCGTTGGTTTAATTGTAATTTTAGGCATCACAATGGGGTTTTTATTATCATTAGAAGTAAGTGGTAAATTATTTATTCCATTTACTAACGATTTTATTTCTTCAATCCCTTGTCTTACACCTGCAATATTTAATCCAACATCAATCGACAACGCCATTTATTCTCACCCCATTATTTTATTTTCGTTTTCGCAATTTGTTCCTCTGTATAACCTAATTCGCGTAATTTATCAGCATCAACTTCATTTTTTGCTTTTTCTTTTGCTTCTAAATATGTGTATCGCATTGCATCTACAGAATAGTTTAATGCAAATTCACCACATATATATGCATAATCATCGTCTATTTTATTCGGTGGAATCTGCCAACCCTTCAAAGAGGCTTGGCTTATCAACATTAACATTGTTGTTATTGGCAGCCATTCCTTTATTTCCTTCTTGCGTATTCCCTTCAAGTATGTTTTGTACTTCAATCCGAAATTTGTACGCTTTTGCGTACACCTCCGAAATGAAACTTTCTAATGGGATGTCGCTCCATGTAAAATTAGTTTCTTTTTTTGCGTTTTCAAACCAAGCCGGACCTGAAAGAACGATAACATCTAATGTTGCCGTTTGCGACATTAAAGCATAAATCCCTTTATCCATTGTATCAATTGTTGCATTTCCTAACTTATATGCTAGAATTCTTCCAATCTTTTCTAAATCATCTACGCGAGGATATTTTACTTCAAAAACTCCTCGACTTGTTTCAATTTTTTCAGTAACATCTTTCCCTCTAATAATATTATTGAAAAGATTTTCTTTTTCATTTTCTGTTAATTCAACATCATTAATTTTTGGTAATTCTTTAATTTCCATATTTTCACCTTGTTTTTTTTATAATGATAGGGCGTAAAAACGCCCCATTAAGTTATTGTTCAAGATATGCAGCACCGCTAGACATATATAGTCCTTCTGCTGAAATATCTGCCTTCACATATGAGCCTGCATTAACAGTAATTCCAAAACTAGATGGAATTACATCTTTAAATGACGCTAAAATCAAACCTGTCTTTTTGTCATAAAAATCCATATAATCAAATTTTGTTGGGATTTCCCCATTGATAAAATCTTCTGAATCTGGATTAAATGATTCTAATGAATAAGTTCCTGCACCATTAATTGTAATACCTTCATTATACATAGCAGGAACTGCTAGAAATCCTGAAAGGTTTAATGACACTGAAATTGATTGTGGATCAATTGATGCGGGCATAATTGCACCACATACTTGAGCCCTTTGAAGTTGAATATTTTTTGTTGCTCTCATGGAATCAACCATACCAACTTCTTTAGCATCTGCCGCAGTTGAACCAACTCTAACCCAACACGATGTACCAATGGCAACAGCATGCTGTCCTACACCATACATTAATTTAGATGCTGCGTTACTATTTCCTGGCATTTTTCATCTCCTATACTTCAACTGTTGATTTATAAACGTGATTAGTAGCTGTAATAAAAGCAAAATTGAGTGGCGCAGTTAAATATCTTGCGAAGGTAATATAAATTTTATCCCCGTCAATTTTAACTGATTTATTCCAAACATTTTCATTGCTATCCGATGGAATAATAAGTCCTGCACTTGCCCAATCTTTAGCAGCATCATTCAAAGTTGCTAATATAGATGCAGTACTTAATACATTTGGCGAGCCTACAGGTCTTGCAAATCTTTTTCGCAAATCTCGATTCATATACAAATCTTCTCGTGTCATTGAGCGTTCATTTGAAATTAAATCTTCTGACTGATAAGTTGTTAATGATCGTATGACAACAAAATTAGAAACATCATCAGGCGATGGATTACACACAACTACACCACCTTTGATAAGTTTTTCCATATTTGGAAGTTGGCGAGTTTTTGCAAAACCAAGTACTTTAAGAGTTTTGTTTGTCAAAGGCATATTAATTGAGATTGAACTTTCAATTCCTGCCAACATACAAGCTAACTTTGCACCTGGTGCTGTCTGTGTTGCGCCAGTAATTGGATTTGCAACAATAACAGTGTCTGCAGCATATGATACTAGTTTATTATTAAATTCTCGCGCTTTAGTTAATGCTTCTTCATCTGTTTGATTGATTGGACCACCAAGCCAACAAGTTCTTTCTTTTCGATTAATTGTTGACGACATTGTAGTACAATGGTTAGCAATTAAAACTTGTACATCTTCATCAGTTGATGGAGTTGCAATAATTTGAATGTCATGTGCTTCAAGTTCGGCTAAGGCATCACTCCAATCTTCAATTGTAGCAGGTGTACTAGAGCCTCCAGTAAAATAAACAAACGAGCTATTATCTGGAACAGTTCTTGTTTGTCCATTATCTTCAACTGCTGCAATATATTCAATTGATGAAAGCACGTCCTTAAAAACTTTGAAATTTGAATATAAAATTACAGGTTCTGAAATATCAATACTTGAAACAGTATCTAATTCCTTTGACAATGATTTTTCATCTGTATCTTGTGAAATTGCTGTGAAATAATCAGTATCATTGATTTTTGTTACAATATCTGTAATAGTTGGAAAATCGTCAAACTTGATTATTTCTGTTATTGCACCGCCTTCTTCATCAGTACCACTCAAAATCATTGAATCGTTATTAATTGTTACTGTTGGTTGCTCACAAGTTCCAATTACTTGTAAAGACGGTTTGATAATATTATCATGTTCAATTACAGAATCTTTGAACACTACAGTAACTTTTTTTGATTTTTCGATAGAACCATCTTCTACTTTAATTTTAAGCTGATTTGTTTGCGCCGAATAATCCCAAGCAGTCAATGTTAATACATCAACATCTCCACTTTTTAAAGTAGCTTTACCTTGTGTTCCTTTGTTTACTCGAATTGCCATTACTTTTTGTGGCACATATTCATTTGAGCCAGAAAAAGCAAATGCAACACCTTCAAGCAATTCTCCACTCCCTAAAACTGTTTGTGCATCACCAATTGTAGCAAACTCATATACATTTTTTGGCTTTCCACTACTCGCAGTACCGATAATACATAAGTTACCTGCTGAAACACCTGATGGAGAAGTTACATTATTAGATCGTGAGTAAGAACCTGGAACAAAATGTTCAGTTCTTTTCCCTGCACTTTCAAAAATAGCTGGACCTACACCCATTTTTCCCTCCTTAATTATTAATTTGTTTTTTTGTTTAACAAATCTTGTACAATTTCATCCCACTGTGAAACAGTGTAAACTTTCATTGCGTATTTTTTCTTCATTAAATTTGCAATCTGTTTATCTTGCGGATGAATTTGTAAAAACCTAGTAACTCCGATTTTTGTTTTTTCTGAAATTGCCATTACAGAAGTTCCTCCTATCGCGTTATTTATCCCTAGTTTCTTTTCAGTTTCATCTGCCTTAATATCAGATAGCTGTTGATCAATTACTTCTTGATTTAATTCTTCCGTATTAATTTTCCTTGACATGATTTATAACCTCTCCTATTATTTCATAATTTATTTCTTTAATATCAGTATCTAAAATTATTTGTGAAACGTCATAATCTACATCAAAAGAAATATGACTGCCATATAAAACACAATCAAAATCAAAATTATAATTCTGACCTCGTTCACCTATTACACTATTTTCAAAAATAGATGGATGAAAAAATTCATATGTTTTATACAAAATTTCTTCCAAAGAAGAAGCGATAAACAATCTAAGATGTTCATACAATTCGTTTTTTAACTGATTATTTTCAGCCCAAATCTCAATTGATATATTATCACGCCTTCTTGTATCTATTTTAATTCCACAAATTCCACCATCTTTTTCGCCTATTGTTCTAGAATTTGCTATTTCTTTTAATTTAGAAATAGTTTTTTCGTCATATACAAGTACGAATCCAGGAATTTTTTCTTTTACAATTTCTCCATTTTTTTTAACAAGTTCTTTTTCTCCATTAGAATTAATTTTCATCTTATTTCTTTGTGTACTGTTAATAATAAAATCAATATCCTTTGCTGTTAAAAAAATACCTTGTGCTTGAGCAGGCATATTTGCTAAATCAGAAGGTTTTTGATCCCTTTGAGATGAAATTACAATTGATGGAAAATTATCACTAGCTCTTGCATGATCATCTACAATCATATGCGCGAAAGGATGTTCATTTGTTACTGATATATGAAAATTATTATAAACTTTGTCTAATTGTTGTTGATCTAAATATTTCTTAACAATATCAACGAGAGCCTGTTCTATAATAAATCCCATATTTAAATAATAAATCATTTAAAACCTCAAAAAAAAAGGCAGCTAGAAACTCAAATAAAATTGAATTTCTAGCTGCCTTCTGTAGCACACTATATACAATAATTTTAATTTATTATGCATAAATTGTCAATTATTCTAATTTAGATAAATCGTTTTCCATTGCTGTAACAAAATTTTCTTTATATTTTTTTGCATAAACTTCTCGTAATGCGGAAATAAAATTAACACCTTTTTGTCCGTCTTTCCAATATAGCCAAGTACCTTGTTTTGAATTTGCAGAAATGATTCTGAAAGTCCAATAAGTACTTTTCCCGCTATCTTTCATTCGTACCATTCCTGCACTTCTATCATTCCACCCCGTTAAACGATCTCCCCAAGAATAATTACTTCTTTCAATATCTTCCCCTTTATAATTTTTTTCTATATGAGTATAATTTCCATTGCCATCAGGAGCACGCATACTTTTTTCAAGTTTTTTTACGCTAGTATTATATTCTGCCATAGGAATATAACTATTCCATCTTCTTTTAGTATCTTTTCCATTTGGAGTGCCCCATCTGAATGGTATAATTAAATAAGGAACACCTTTTTTACTTACTCTACTTTTTTTTCCATATGGGTGAGTTTTTTTCATATCATAATAAACTGGGTCAGTTCCTTTTGTAGCCTTTTCCATTTCAACACTATCAGAATAAACAGTGTAATTAAAATCTCTGTTTTTTATAATTTTAACAGATTCAATCATATTCTTGTTTGTTTTTTCCAGAAACTCTACTCCCGGCAAAGATTCTTCTTTTAACAAATAATTAATCCATGTGTTTTTAATTTTATACGCAGTTCCTTTTACATGTTGTGCCAACCCTGGTAATGCGGCCTCTGTAAATCCTGTAGGAAATTCTTCTGCAAGTTTATCAATATCATCTTGTGAAAAATTAATTTCAAATAACTGCATTACATTGCTCCATCAAAACCTTTTGAATAAATTTCTTGTCTATTTATTCCTACACTTTCGCTATATGTAGTTTGTAATTTTACAACTGCTTTTTTTGGAAATCTTTGATTTTCGGATGTTCGAATTTGAGGAATATCTTTTACAACTTTATAAGTTGGTAAAACTCGATAAATAATAGAATATGCATCACCTTCTGATGGGGAATTCTCGCCAATCCATTTAATTTTATTCGTTCCTGTTAAAATGAAATCTTTACCTTCTGTAAAAAACACTTCTTTGTCATTAACTATCATTGAACAACTTATTATATCAGATACAAAGAAAACCCCTATTGTATCAGTTTCATAATCTTGCCTAACCAAAACTTCTTTATTAGTGTATGAACCAGCCAAAACTGTTAAAATATCATCGTTAGATACATCACATTCATACGGATAGGTAAGAATTGCATCTCCTTGATAATCAATAACTTGTTGTAAATCAGATTTGCTTAAATTTTGATTTAATAATGCAAAAATAAAAGGTTGTATAAATTCAACTTTCTCTAAAGTTAATGGCAATTCAATAGGCAAAATTTCTTCTTTTTCGTTTCCTGTAACAGGATCTGTTACAATTTGTTTTTGATTTTCAATTCTAAACATGTTTAATCGAAATTCTAAAGGTTGATAACTCACACCGTTTGCATCAGTAATTTTTTCAATTGAAACAATATCACTTTTAGCATTGTAATAAACGCCATCAACTGTTGGTTGTAAATTTACTAAATTAGGAATTTCGTAATACCCATTTTTAAATGTATTAACTTGGATTTTGTCTAAAACTTTTATAATAGATTGCCTAAAAACAAAAGTAACATAACTTCCTTTTGTGATTGGTTTAGTTGGAAATATTTTTATATAATTCCCCAATTTTTCTGCATCATATCTCTCACCTGTTAAATCATATACTTCAATTAAATCACTATCTTTGAATCGTTCTTCAACTTCAAAAATATTTGAGCCATCATTCATTGCAGTTGAAAATCCAATTTGACTTTTTTGAAAAGTATATGTATAACCTCTTCCTTTACAAATTTTACAATGAATATCTGGTTGCATTGAATTTTTATTTACACACGAGCATTTATTTGCAATTCTCCATCTCACCCATTGGCCATGGCGTTCAATCAAAGCACAATAATTATCTTTCCCTAAAGTAAGTTTAACCGGTGAATTTCTGCCTAATCCTTGACCCATTTTTTACCTCTACTTATAAAGAGATTCATTAGAATAAATTTGATGATATTTTTTAGGATTAAATAAACCTTTTAAATCAAATTTTCCTATCCTAATATTTTTAATATTATGATACCCAATTAAAGGAGGGCACCAAGTTACAATATCATTCCAATGTGAATATTGTTCAATATTGTTAAAACATCTTTTGGCTTTTAATTTAGTAAAAAAACTAAATAATGGTTTTGGACTGCCAAATGTAACTAAATTAGGTTTAATTCCTGTTGCTTCAAAAATCTCAATTCCACATATTTGAGCAATTGCTCCACCAAAACTATAACCACAAACTTCGACTTTATAATCAGGGCAATAATACATACAATTTAAAATCGAATGCAATATTAATTTTTTGCTACTTTCCCAGGCAGCCCACCACCCAACAGAAAACCAATATGGACAACCGCCTATTACAGTAGGAAATATCATAAAAAGAAAATTAAAAAACCAATCTAATTTTGAACAACTTCCTTTAAATAAAACTCTTATCTTTTGTTCAATATCATCAACTTCGATTCCCCAATCTAAATCTTTTCCTGTTTTTCTATACTTGAAATTTATTATCTTATTAAATAAATCATATGGTTTCATTTTTTTACTCCTCCCTTGTTATAAAAAAAATCGGTTTTGAACAGACCGAAAACTGTATGCGAATGGCAAAAAACTAGGAAAAACCATTCTATAATGCCCCAATCGGCAAAAACCCAAACCGATATTTATTGTCTTTTATATAAGTTTCTACTTCTTTTTGATATACCGCAATTCTTGCACCAAAGTATGCCGATGTAGCCGACTGTGTTGAACTAAAAGATTCTGAAATTCCATCCATTGATAAACTTGAACTCGAAAAACCACTCATCAACCCATCACCAATAATATTTAATAAAGAAATTGCCGCAACCTTAGCTATTATTTGCCTTAAATCAGATGGCACACTGTCGGAGTTTTCGTACCCTGCCGAATAATCAATTGCATAAAAAAGATGATTTCTTAAAGTTTCATTACCATATCGTCCTAACGCTGTATTAATTCCTATTGTTGTATCAGACTGTTTATATGGTCGACTTAAAAACTTTAAAACTCCCTTTTTTCTGTCAATTACAGTTGAAGTTAATAAATCTTGTTTATCACCTGTCCTGTTAATTAATTCTAATTTTTCAACATTAATAATAGGTCTATGTTTTGTCTGAATCATTCCATAACGTTGAATTTTTCTAGGTGAAAAATCATAAAGAGATTCTTCTTCATCATAATCAACACCTTTCACTAAATTTCTATCTTCTGCTTGACTTTTTATTCTTGTTTTTATAATGGAAATATTTAACATTCTTTCCATATATCTTGTTGCTTCATTGATAAAAAACTGTATTTGAGCATCATCGAAAAATTGCCCATTAGTTGCTTTAAAGTCTGTACCCCACAAATAAGTAAATCGACAATCATCAGGAGTAACAACACTACCCCAACTTCCTTCTGGAACAGAGTAATTCCCAAAAGTATACCCTATAGCTGATGGTGTACCAAATTTTACATATTCTGAATATTCATAATCTGTATCAGTAGGATTTTGTATTAAAGATGAAACAATTCTGTACTCGTAAATTCCATCTTTTAAATCAAAAGAATCAACAAAATCACCTTCTTGTAAAAAAAGAAATTCTGCTAATTGTTCTGTTGTGTCTACAAATCCGTTGGAAGTCAAAGAAAGCCACTTAGCCCCTTTATCATACAATGCTCTTTGTAACATGTAAGACCCTTCCCCTTTTATAGTAACTAAAATTTTGCTTTTTGTACTTTCAACGGAAATTGACATTTTTACCTCATCATTTTTTAACTAGTTCATAGCCTGAAATAGACAAAAGTTTTTTTGCAATATTTTCATCAACTTCTGCAATCCCCTTTTCATTAAAAGTGATAGTGCCAACAGTTGAAACAACAGATTTATTAATCAAAGTTTCGCATTTTATTTTTACTTTCCCTGTAGAAAAGTTTTTTTCATTTTTTTCTTCAACCTTTGTATCTGTTTTTATATCCAATTTAACATCTTTTGTTTCATTGTTTACATCCCCTACATCACTAGTAGGAGGTGCAGAATCAATTACTCTAGCCATCTATCTACATCTCCTATTTTTAAGTTAGTAAAGGCCGCCTCTGTAACCTACATTTTTAATTAATGCACATTGATTTGGAGCACGAACTTCAAGCATACCATACAATGCAACTACACCACGATGAGCTAAACTTGAATCTGTAGGAAGATCAAAGTTAGAAATTCCCATCAACTGTCCGAAACTAACATTTGGAGCAAGTGTTTCTGTTGTTGGTGTAACCAAAACTACTGATGCAGTACCTGGCAAATCTTCGTTGTTATCAACGAATGTTGTTTGTGCACCGGTTTTCGCAATTCGTTTCATTTCCATTAATTTTGTTCCGTTTGCATTAGAACGAGTAATAATATAACCTGTTGCCGCAGCACCATTTGTATCAGCTGTAATTGTTAAAGTTACTTTTTCACCCTTTGCAACAGCAACAGGTGATGAAATAACCTTGCCTGCTGAAATTCCATAAGAGTTAATAGCGTGAACTGCATATGTGTAATTTCCATCAAATCCATCAGTGAACTGTGAATCAGATGATTCTGACGGAGTTGCAGTAACTTCTGTTGGAGTATTAGGTCGTTTAGCAGAATCACCACAAGCCACAATTTCACCTTTCACCTTAAACATTTTATCTGCACCACAATCATCAGTAATTTTAATTGTATCATTAGTTGCAGTTATAATGTCAGGAAGTTTGTCCATTGCAAATTGAGTATCTTTTGTTGTGAAACGTAATCTGTCAGAGTACAATTTCTTAAATTGACTAGAAAGAATTAATGGGAAATAAGCTTCTTTCAAAGCTCCGCCTTTAGATGCGACTGTTTCTGCCAAGTTATCGAAAAGATCTTCCCCTGCATTAATTGTATTATTTTTTTCACCAATTTCTAATCCACGAATATCAGTAACAGTAGCACACAAATGTTTCTTATCTGCATCTACAACAGTTTTTGCAGAATCTTCAATAATTTTTAAGAAACCATCGTATTGTTTTGGATTAACCGAACTATCCCCATGGAAAATAGCTCTTTCAGTTCCTTTTGTTACACGAAGAACTGCTGCAACTTTCGATGCGTTGATTGGATTTTCTGCATTGTTTGTAAGGCTTAAAGGATGTGAAACTTGCCATTTACTTGATGTGTATTTTGTTTCATAAGTCTTACGAACAAAATTTGGATCGCCTTCAGAAGCTTGCTCACCTTCTCCAATAAACAAAAATTCATCATCACCTACACCAGTTTGTTGATTTACCTGATGAACTGTTGAACTTACAGGCTGTTTATGTAATTTGTGAAATACTTTACAATCTTCTTGCTGAACATCTAATACAGATACCAATGTAGCTTCAAGATCTTCTCTTTGAAGTGCTCGGCCTTGTTCAAAAGTTGCAGCATCCGTTCCATATCCAGCTTCTAATGCTTTTTCTAATTCAAGATTTTGTGAATCTACAGAATATTCATTATCAAAAATATCCATTTTTTTCCTCCTATCTATTGTTTTTTACAATTGTGCAAATTTTGTTCCAAACTTTTGGATCTAGTTTTTTACCTTTCATTGACTTTTGGAATTCTGAATTATAAAATTGAACTTCATTAATTCCAATTTCACCTGATTTTGCAGCTTTTACAAGAGCAGATTTTAACACTTCAAAATCTGCCATAGTTGGCATTTGAGAAACTGTATTATTTTCTGAAATAGACTTGTTCATAGTTGTTACAGTGTTTCTCTTTTCAGGCAAATTAAGAAATTCTTTTAAAGATTTTGTTACTTCTAACAAAGCCTCTTTTGTTTCTCTTAATTCTGATTTCAACATTGCATTTTCTTCTTTTAATTCATCTGTTGTAACACATACAGACTTCATAATTTCTGTTGCATCAAGATAATCAGATGATTTTTTTACGCCACACTTTTTAACATCGTTATCATCGTCATTATCGTCATTATCATTGTCTGATATGTTATCAAGGTTTAAATCATCATCCTTCCCCATATCATCATCCTTTTCTTTTGGGTTTTTGTTTTCATCTTTTCCAAAAGATTTTAGTAATTCATCCAATTCGGATTTAAACTGACTTTTAGCCATTTTTATCCCTCCCTGTTTAATTATTTCAGCAGAAATATATTCTGCGTCAGATTTTTTAATCCCTCTATTTATTAAAAAAACCGGAATGTCAGTTTTTTTAATTTCTCCATCCATAAAGGCTTTTACACATTCTTTTATTGATATTTCTTCGTTTTTCTTTTTTAGTTCATCTTCTTCATCAATATCTGCAAAGTTCCCATCAGAAATATCAAGAAGTTTTACGGTTTCATCTTCTAAATCTTCATTCTGCAAAGTTCTGCCGCTTTCCATTGTTAGTGAATCTGTTCCACTTCCTGTATTTAGAGATTTACAAAAATCAACCAGTCCAATACTTTTAGCGAATTTAGCACTTCCTACAGTCCAATTAACAGGACTACAAGTTAATGCTAGGTCATTCCACATAAATTCTGTTACAGTTTCACTTCCATCTGCATTTTTTCTGATTTTTGGCATTATTCCACCAATAGAAGCTTTAACTCTTGTAGATTTATTTTTAAGGAGTTTAATATAATCTTTTGCAGCTTCTACACCTTTATACAAAATTCCTTTTACAAAAGTTGACTTCCCATCTGTACGAATTGAAATAGGTTCACCTATAATTTTATCTTTATGTGTTTCTACAGAACCATCTGGATTCCTTGTTTTATGCAAGTGGTCATCAGAAATCACACCATTACTTAAAAAATACTCTTTCGATTTTAGTAAGGCACTTTGTAATGTAATTTGATTTTGTAAATCCAGGTTTTCGTTACTAGCCTCTACCTCAAAAATATAATTACCATTACTATCTTCTTCGCCTTTAATAGATTTACAAATATTTTCACAAATTAAAATTTCTTCTTCCATTTTTTAGCACCAAAAAAAGATTTAAAAAACAAAAAAGGCAGCCACGACTAAATGTCATGACTGCCTTTTAGCACATCAACACTATAAACTAATTTTATTACATAATATTTTTTTTGTCAACAATAATTATTGTAATTTTATTTCTTTATTTCATCGTAATTTACTGTATATATTTTCCCATTTGCACCTTTAACTGTAACCCCTAGCACTCCTATAGCTGTTATTTTTCCATTCAAACCTTCTCTACCTTGACTTGAAAAGTTTATCTCTTGTCCAACATTAAAATCTTTACTTTTTGTATTTTTGGCATATTCCTTCTCTTGAATTTTATTATACAAATCTTTCCATTTTGATATTGTATATTTAGAATGAAGTTTCTCTAGTTGTATAGTAAATTCTCTATAATTTTCTTTTTTCAATTTCACCATTCTATTAACATCTGTTGCAAAAGAAGAGGTTTCATCAGGAACTTTCAATTTACTTGTTTTTTCTTTTACTTTACCCTTTTGTTTTTCATTTTCACTTTCTTCACCAGGATTAACATAAATAGTTCTCATTACACCATTTTTATCAGGCCTTTGAACTTTTTGCAACTTTCCATAATCCTTTTTTCCGTAACCTTTTTCAATCAATTCGTCATATACATCTTTCCTGATTAAAAACTTGACCATAATTATACCTCCTAAACATAAAAAAAGGCAATTATCAACAATCGTTTGCTTTTATGATGTTGATAACTGCCTTCACTAGACACATTATTTAATAAAAGACTATCACATATCTATTAATTTCTCGCTTCTTATAAAAAGATTCTATCTTATTCTTATATCCCCATATTTTTTTAGATATGCTTTTAACGCTTCAACAACCTCCTTAGGTGTATTCTCTTTTAAATTATCTAATGTTTCATCTTTACTTGGATCAATTAAATATTTTCGCCAAGGAAACATTATTTCATAATCGCCTGGATTTCTTGTTATCATTCTTTTACCTCTTAATTGCATTATATTCCATTTTTGCAAGTTGTACAATCTTTTTACTAAATGGGCTTGCGTTTTCTCCATATTGATATACATCAGCAAAGGCTTCTGCAAATAGTTCATTATCAGTTTCTTCTGCATAATCAGAAATAGTAAGTTTTGCATCTTCATAAGATATACCATTTAATTGAGTTTGTCGTATTTGTTCGTATGCTTTTTTACAAATTTCTACATCAGAATACATTCCATTATTTTTTAATAATGCTGCTAAAACATGAGCACCTTCATGATACCCAAATGATTCTGCATTTAATTGTTCATCCCCTGCATGAAAATATATATTCTTATCTTCCTCTTTTTTTGTTCCGTCTTCACTTATAAACTTAGATCCAAAACTGATTTCTATTGGTTTTTCATTAATAAATTGAACACACATTATACAGTTATCTCTCGTAATCCCAATTCTTGGGATTAATTTTTGAACTAAAGGAAACTCATCGAGAAATTCAAGTAACCCAATAGAACATTTTTTCGTATCTTCAAACATTGCTCTTTTTTTTAAGTCGTCAGAAACTTCAATACCATATTTATTAACTATATTTTCATAATCATCAAAGTTTCTTGCTTTATTTAATATGTTTTTAGAAGTATCTCTTTTATTATATTCTTTGTGATAATTTTTAAATAAATCAATCCTTTTTTCAATATAGTTTGCCGCATTTACTACCTTTTTATTAGGAATCCCTTTTGATATTAAAAATTCTGAAACCCTTTCAATAACATTTTCTGTCGTAACATCTTTGTTTAGTATTTTTCGTAATACAGTTTTATATTCTTTTTGAACTAGTTTATCTCCAATAAATAATTTAAAATAATTTTGTATAGATTTATTGTTTCCTTTTAGTACACCTTGGTTTGGGAACTTTATAATACTTGTAATAAGATTTTCTCTCTCTTTAGAAATATCAGAAATATTATTAAAAGTAGTTTTGCTTGTATTAAGTTTAGATTTGCTTTCATTCACAGCATTTTTTAATTCTTCAACAATCGGTAATAACTTTCCATCTGTGCCTGTAAATCTATTCATATTTTGCATTATTAACTCTAACAATTCATCAGTGCTTTTTACATTTAAGATTTTTTTCTTAATAATTGCTATAGATTGTTTTGCACCTCTTGAATCAGTTTCATATATTCTTCTCCATTTTCCTGGAGCAATCTTTTT